TGATTACCGAACAGGATCTGCAGGAGGCTATTGCCGAATGCGAGGGGCAGAGAAACCCAAATGCCAACACCTGCATCAAGCTGGCGGCTTTTTACACGATACGGGATCATATGTTTGGAGGCGGAGATAATCAGGATAGCGGAGCGTATTCCTTTGCTTCTGCCGCTCCTGACCTTCACGCAGGAGCGCCTGAGCCAAAGATCATTGATTCCGGGACCGAGTTTTCGGATCTGGCAAACACAATGGATATGGCAGAATTATTAGAGATCATGGACGAGCTCATGACCACGATCCAGGTAACAAACCCGCGCTTGTATGCAGGCGTAATCAGGAGGATGACGGAGTAATCCGGCATCCTCTTTTTTTTGCCTTCAGAGTGTACGATTTTAATACATTTTGGCAAACTTTCCTTATAGCTTTTCTCTTATAGGGACTTTCCATTAATGTATTTATATCCTACATCTTTCATCATTACAAAAAATAAGTAAAAATAAAAATAAGATATAATATGCTTAAAAATTTTTAAAAATATATTGACATATATAAAGAAATGTAGTATAGTATAGCTAGAAACAAAAAACACCAGATCCCAAAGGAGGACAAAGGAATGACGAGAAGAGAAATTATGCAGAGGGCATGGGAAATCCGCAAGGAGAACAAGGACAACATCTGGAGCCTGTGCCTCAAGATGGCATGGGCGGAAGCAAAGAAAGAAGGAGCAATGAAGACAGTTGAAGAACTTGAAGAGCTTGGCTTCAAGCGTTGGACAAAGGGCAATCTTGACAGGATGTACATCAATGCCAAGGATCTTGGCCTTGAAGTCGGTTACTACAAAACCGGCAATGTGCAGTGGGCTGAATTCGAAGGCTCATCGATCAGCAACTGCCAGGCCAGGAAGCTTCTTGGGGCGAAGACATACATCGACCTCAAGACAAACAAGATCCATAGCGATCACGACTGGCTTGCAGAGGCAGCCTCGAAGATCGCGGGAAATGGCTACGAAGTAGCGTAAGCAGGCACGAGAGGAGGTGTAAAATGTGGCGCGAGTCTTAGTGCTCAATCCATCAAAGATGGATTTTCATGTGGCTAAATGTGAGGAACTTGATGATTATTACAGAGAGCTTGATCGTTCTGTGTTTGATATTGCACGCTATTAAGAGAAAGGAGTGAGTGTTGACATGAATAAACTTTCGCTTTCAGAGCGGATGGTTATGTACAGGGCCAAGGAGCGCATCTCGCAGGCTGAGCTTGCTAAGAGATGCGGAGTATCGCTTCAGACAATTAATTCCGTTGAAAACGGAATCCAGAAGCCAAGCAAGGTAACAGAATTCAAGATCGAACTTGTAATAGGAGGTGCGTTCGAAGATGATTAATTTAATAATAGACAGAGACAATAGTGAGATGAAAGTTGAAGTCAGAGGCGATGTAATTGATTTAATGGCTGAGTATACGATGCTTACCAGAGAATTCTTGAATTCTTTTCCCGGAGAAAATAAGGAGATGATGGAGGATTATTTTAAAAGCTGCTTTGTGAGGCTTGTTACTTCAAACAGTAATGAACTCAAGAGTATTTTATTTAAGTCCATGATGGACAGCTTGTTTTCGGAGGACAAGTCATGAAGCTCAGTATAAGCCGGATAAAGCTTTTTAAGGCCTGTCGCAGAGCATATGAGCTGAAGTATTTGGAGGGCCTGGAACCGGTTGCGGTTCCAGAATCCCTTCAGACTGGCCTTTCATATCATGCCAGGATTGAGAGGCTGTATAAGACAGGCCGTGTGGATACGTCTGACTTCAGCAAAGAATCGGCGATGGCTGTGGCGTACATGAAGTACATTTATCCTAAGTTCCGTGTAAAAATCGTGGAAGGCTGGCTCTCTATGGAGCTTGAGTCAGGTGATGAATTGATCGGACGCATGGACGGCATGGCTGAGGATGGGCATCTGGTAGAGCACAAGATCACAAGCGGCGATATTACTGAGGAGTATGAATATAATCTTCAGTGGGATGAACAGATGCTTGCCTATATGCTCATGTCCGGTTCTCGTAAGATCTGGTACACTGTATGCCGTAAGCCTACAATTCGCCAGAAGGGCGGGGAGTCTGATGAGGACTTCTTCAGGCGCATGGTCAGGTGGTACGACGAGGATACAGATTCAAAAATCCGGGTCATGCTGATCAGCAGGACAGATGAGGAAGTGAATCGGTTCAAGCGTGAGCTTGAACAGATCAGCAGTGAAATGTCGAAGGCTTACGAAGATAATGTGTTTTACAGAAACACATGCCACTGCAAATGTTGGGGCAGACAGTGTGAGTATGCAAGTGTCTGCCTTAACTATGACAGGAATGCAGACTATATAGAGTTTACGAGAGAAGGGAGATGAGCGAGAATGCAGATAATGAAGCTTGATGACGCTATGGCGAACAAGCAGTATACCGCACTTTTGTACTGTCCGCCTGGGGTAGGAAAAAGCACGGCGATTGGCTTGATAGCCGAAGCCAGCGAGGGTAACACGCTTGTGCTTGATGTGGATAGGACGATTACAAAGACCCTGGCCAAACATGAGGTAGTGCAGGACACGAGCAAGATCCTGATTGCCCAGGTTGAAAATCGTGGCAAGAATTCAGATCTTGGTATCTCAGGCACGTTCGCAAGCTGGAGCGAGATGCTCAATCAGATCACTCCTGACTTTATCAGGCAGAACGATATTCGCACAGTTGCTGTGGATAACATCTCTGAGCTTGAGCGATGCATCCTGTCGGACCTGGGGTCTCAGGGGAAAAACAAAGGCGTCCCTGCTATGGCTGATTATCAGTACATGCAGTTCAAGCTTGTGAACAGTCTGCGGTACATGAAAAGCCTTGGCGTGAACGTGGTGTGGACAGCGTGGGAGACTTCAGAGCAGTTCACGCATCCTGACGGCACTCAGTATACGCGCCTGATCCCGAAATGCAGCGCAAAGATTGTGGATAACATCTGCGGTCTTTGCGATGTGGTAGGCAAGATCTTTGTCAACAAGGAGGGCCAGCATGGGATCCTTCTGGAAGCCACCCAGAACATTTATGCAAAGAACCAGATCGATTCACGCAAAGCTTGTAAGGTTGAAGATTTTGTAAGGTTTTCATTTGAAGAGGCAAAGGAGGTAACAGAATGATTTACAGGGTTATTTTAAAAGTATCATATAACGAGGTGTTTTTTGATTTTGACGATATAGTATCAGCAGGAGCGTTTGCAAGAATTATCTTGACAAATATGGTTGACTCTGAAGATGTCAGGAGAAAATCTTCTGTGAGGATTGAGGTCATTAACACAGCAATAAAAGAAGAAGAGGAGGATTAAGTTATGGCATGGGAATATAAACGTGAGGAACAGCAGTTTCAGGTTTTGCCTGAGGGCAGGTATAGGATCCGCATTAAATCGGCAGATAAGGCGATGTCGAAGAAGGGAAACGATATGCTGACGCTGCAGTTTGAGGTGAGTGGCCAGAAGCAGATTCTTTATCATTATATCACGTTCCTGGATGACAAGCCGGAGATTACGAACCGGATGCTTACGCAGTTCTTTGACAGCTTTGCCGGAATTCCGGAAGGGGATTTCAATATGCAGAACTGGATCGGCAAGGTTGGGGCATGTGTAGTGAAACACGAGGAGTACAACGGAAATGACTCAGCAAAGATCAGCTATTTTATCAGGGCTGATAAGCAGGATGACTTGCCTGCATGGAAAGAGCCGGATGGCAGAGAAGTTGATGCCGATGGATTCATGAAGGTCAGCGATGACCTGGGCGATCTTCCTGCGTTTGTTTGATTATGAAGAGAGCGGTTACTTATGTAGCCGCTCTTTGATTTACATAAGAGGATAAGGTATGAACAATAAAAGGCTTGGAACTGATTTTGAGCGTGAGATGGTATCTTTACTGAGCAAAGCTGGATATTGGGTGCATTTCTTGTCTCCTGATGCTTCTGGAGCACAGCCGTTTGATGTGATTTTTGTCAAGAATGGCGTCGCAAATGTAGGAGATTGCAAGACAAGCAGTGATCATATTTTTCGCGTGAGACGGCTTGAGTGGAATCAGCAGTTGGCATTTGAAAAATGGGTAGAGTGCGGGAACCTGGATCCGGTTATATTTGTTAAGTATAAAGGACAGATAAAGGTCATTCCGTATTCTGTACTCAATAAGGCAGGAAAGGTGGACTTGGATGCGTTTTGAAGTTGGTGAACACATATACGTCAGGGAAGCTACTCATGAGCTTTTAAACTGGTGCAGGAATAACTTGATTCTGGACAATCCTGAGTATTATAAAAAAGAGCGTATGGGCAGATGGTGTGGAAATACGCCGAAGTATATATATCTGTATGAAAGAAACGGAGGGGATGTTATTATCCCCTTCGGATGCGTTGCGGATTTAATGCACAGATTCCCTGCCTATACTTTTATGAGCCGTATAAGGCCTCGGGATAGCTTTAATTATAATTCAACAATAAATCTATACTCCTATCAGGAAAAGGCGGTTACAGAGGCTCTAAACGCGCGTAATGGCGTCATTGTGATGCCATGCGGGTCTGGAAAAGGATTGCCAGTTGATGCAAAAATATGCACACCAACTGGATGGAAACGCAACGGAAATTTACAGATAGGCGATATGGTTGTAGGCTCTAATGGTAAAGCCACAAGAGTTACAGGTATATTCGACCGAGGTAAAGTTGATGCTTACAAGATTATATTTAGCGACGGTGTTACAACTGTCTGCGATAAAGATCATTTGTGGACGGTGCAAAAACAGTCGCAGAGGGCCGAAAGCGGAAACTGGTTTGTTGAGAACACTGAAAATATTTACAAGCATTATCAAAACATGAAATGTCGAAGTCAAAAGCTTTACATTCCGATTGTCGAGCCGGTTGATTTTTATGGTTATGAAAATTACCGTAACATAGACCCATGGTTATTAGGATTTCTGCTTGGCGATGGGTGCTTTCAAAAATCAATGATTACTATGTCAACGAGCGAAGACGATTTGCTCCAAAAGGTTATAGACATTATCGGAAAAGATTACGAGGCGCTTGAATGGCTTATACATAAGCAAAAATATGATTGGCGTTTTTGTGGAGGATATGTTTTACATAACATTGAAACGTTAGGGCTTAAGTGCAAACATTCTTATGAAAAGTTTATTCCGAAAGAATATTTATTTGCTCCTGTTAACGTTCGACTTAAGGTATTGCAGGGATTGTTTGATGCAGATGGCCACATATCCAATGGAATGACATATGAGTATAGTACCTCATCAAAACAGCTCGCGGATGATTTTGTGTTTATCGTTGAAAGTTTGGGCGGTACAGCAAAAGTGAAAGAAATAATACCGACATATGCTTATAATGGCGAAAAACGTGTCGGGAAAAAGTCATATCGGATATTTTTTAAACTTTATAAATTTAAGCCGTTCACAAGTGCAAAACACTCGGCCGCACATCAGGAAAGAACGCATTACAACAAGGCGTATCGTATCATTAAGACAATAGAACCATGTGAGCCGATAATCAGCAGGTGTATTATGGTTGATGCGTCTGATCAACTATATGTTACAGAGCATTTTGTTGTTACTCATAACACGCAGTGTGCGCTTGAATTGATCTCTAGAATAGGACTTAAAGCTTTATGGCTTACGCATACTCAGGATCTCCTGAACCAGTCCATGGCCAGGGCAAAGTCTGTGTTCGGATGCGGAGGTTACGGAACGATAACAGGCGGTAAAGTAAATATCGGTTCCGGCCTTACGTTTGCTACTGTCCAGACCATGAGTAAGCTTGATTTACAAAAGTATAAAGATACCTGGGGCTGTGTGGTTGTGGATGAATGTCACAAAGTAGTTGGCAGCCCTACGAAAGTGATGCAGTTTTACAAGGTGCTTTCTAATCTTTCGTGCCGGTATAAGTTCGGGCTCACAGCCACACCGAAACGGGCTGACGGTTTGGAGGCGTCCATGTTTGCCTTAATCGGCGGGATAATATGCGAGATCGGCAGGGATGCTGTTGAGGATACCACATGCCCTGTGGAAGTCAGGACTGTTGAAACAGGATACATGCCGGATCTTGATATGGCTCTGGCCGGTGATGGTACGGTAAATTATGCTGGGCTCGTGGATGACATGGTACACAATGAGAATCGTTTTGAAGTCGTGATGGATTTTCTTGCGAGCATTAAGATTGGTCAGCCGGTTTTGGTTCTGGCAAATCGGGTGGAATATCTTCAGCGATTGTGTACGGCGTATAAAGAGCGGCGGATTGGCGAAGCTATTTGCCTGTCAGCTATGGGAAACAGCAAGAGCTCTAAACAAGCCAGAAAACAAGCGCTGAAGGCTCTTAATGATGGCGAGCTTGATTGCCTGTTTGCCACATATCAACTTGCGGCTGAGGGTTTGGATTGTCCTAATTTGCGATATGTTGTATTTGCTACGCCTGAAAAAAATGAGCGAGTTGTAGAGCAGGCATCTGGAAGAGTTGCAAGAAAAGCTGAGGGGAAAGATGTGGGCATCGTGATTGACTTCGTGGATTCGTTTGGAATGTTTCGTGGTTGGGCAAAGAAAAGGGAAAATATATATCGCAAGCTTGGATATGCAGTAAATGATATTTATTGACATGATTGGACATAAAGTGTTATATTATAAATGAGGGGATGAATAAAGGATGGGGCTGACTAAGGAAAAAGAAAAGGTGCCTATTGAGTTTGTAACGGATTCAGGTAAAAAGATTCTTTTGGTGTTTGAAAAGGCGGAATACAGAGCATATGATATTACTGGTGGAGGAAGAACAGATATGAGTCTTGGAAGTACAATCCCGGATTCCCTTATCAAGTATATAAAGAAAAGGTGGTGATGCTATGAATAGATACTACAATATCAGGCAGACAAGTGATCTGATTGGGATTAAAGTCCGCACAGTACGCGAGTGGATCAAGAACGGAAAGCTTAAGGCAAAAAAATATGACGTAAGCAACAGATGGTTTATCCCTGAGTCTGA